TTGTGAACTCTCCCTGGTCACCATTCCCGCGAATGCCAGCGCCAGCATCCGCCTCGTGAAATCCCTGGCGCAGGAGTCTGCTATGAGCAATCCGACGATCCCCGAACGCATTCACGGTCTCGAATCCGAGCGGGCGATCGTCGCCCAGAGCATGCTGAACGCGATGACGACCGCGGAAAACGAACACCGCGATCTGTCCGAGTCCGAGCAGCAGCAGCACGACGCGTGGAGTCAGAAGGCCCAAGGCCTCGAGGGCCAGATCGCGCGCTGGAAGGACACCGAGAAGCAACTGATCGCGACGGCGACCGCGGTGCCCACGTACACCCCGCGGCTCACCTCGCCCTACGGCCAGGTGTCCGTCAAGTCGAATCTCCCGGCCGGCACGGCGTTCATTCGCTATCACTGCGCGCGCATCGCCGCGAAGGCCGAAGGCATCGAGCCCGCGAACTGGGCCGCGCGGTGGAATGACAGCACGCCGGAAGTCGCGCTCGCGCTCAAGGCCGCGGTCGCGCCGGGCACGGCGACCGACGCGGTGTGGGCCGCGCCGCTCGTCCAGCCGCGCATCGCGAACGACTTTATCGAGATGATGCGCGCGGCGACGATCCTCGACAAGCTCAGTCTCTATAAAGTCCCCTTCAACACCAAAATCCCGGCGCAGACCGGCGGCGGGACGTACGGGTGGGTCGGGGAGATGAAGCCCAAACCGGTGACGTCGGCGGCGTTCGGCAGTGTCACGCTCGACTGGGCGAAGGTTGCCGGGATCATCGTGCTCACCCAGGAACTGATCAAGCTCTCGAGCCCCAACGCCGAGGACGTCGTCCGCAAGGAAATGATCGCCGGGATCGCGGCCTTCCTCGACGGGCAGTTCATCAACCCCGCGGTCGCCGCCGTCGCCGGCGTCTCGCCCGCCAGTATCACGAACGGCGCGCCAACCGCCGCCGGCTCGGCGAACCCGCTCGCGGACGTGCTGACGCTCATCCAGCACTTCGTCACCAACAACATCGGCGTCGACGGCGTGACCTTCCTGATGTCCCCGACCAACGCGCTCGCGATGTCCTTCAAGAGCAACAGCGACGGGTCGCCGGTCTTCCCCGGTATCGACATCAATGGCGGCTCGTACAAGGGCCTCAAGGTGATCACGAGCTCGGTCCTCGGGGCGAACGTGGTCGCGCTGCAACCCAAGTTGATCATGCTCGCGGACGATGGCGGCGTGACGATCGACGCCAGCACCGAAGCCTCGTTGCAGATGGACGGCGCGCCCGATTCCCCGGCGCTCGCGACGACGATCCTCGTCTCGATGTTCCAGATGAACACCGTCGCCCTGCGCGCGGAGCGGTTCATCACCTGGAAGAAATCGAACGCGAACGCGGTGAAGTACCTGACCGCGGTGGCCTGGCCGGCGCCGACCGGCGCGCTGCTGGAATCCGCCCCGGGCGAGTAACCGGCCGTGGGCCTGCTCACGAGCATCGCCGCGCGCGTCTCGTCCTTGCTGACGGTCGCGCGCGGTGGCTGGTCGCCGATCGTCCGCGAGCCCTACACGGGTGCGTGGCAGTTGAACGACGCCCTGCCGACGGAGAACGCGCTCGCGAACCCGAGCGTGTTCGGCGTCGTCTCGCGCATCGCCCAGGACATCGCCAAGATCGCGCCGCCGCTGCTCCTCGAGCTCGACGACGACGGGTTCTGGTTCGAGACCACGAACTCGGCGTATACGCCGGTGCTCCGGCGCCCGAATCGCTACCAGACCCCGCAGCAGTTTTACGAGCAGTGGATGCTCAGTAAGTTGCTCTACGGGAATACCTACGTCCTGAAAGAGCGCGACGAGCGCGGCGTCGTGAAGGCGACCTACGTGCTCGATCCGCTGAAAGTGAAACCGCTCGTCGCCCCGGACGGCAGCGTCTATTACGAGCTCCAGGCGCACGAGCTCGCGGGCTTGGCCCAGGCGACCGAGCCGGTCGTCGTGGGCGCGTCGGAACTCATTCACGACCGCTGGAACTGTCTCTGGCATCCGCTCGTCGGGGTCTCGCCGCTCTACGCGATCGGCGGCGCGGTCACCCAGGCGCAGGCGATTCAGTCGAGCAGCACGACCTTCTTTGCGAAGGGCGGCCGGCCCGCCGGGATGCTGGTCGCGCCGACCAAGCTCGATCCGGCCTCGGCCGAGCGCATCAAGTCGACGCTCGCCAACTTCAAGACCGGCGAGATCATGCTCACCGACCAGGGCATGACCTACCACGATATCGGCGGGTCGGCGGTCGACTCGGAACTGATCGCGCAACTCGGGTGGACCGAGGAAAAAATCTGCGAAGTGTTCGGGATGCCGATCAGCATCCTGAACAGCAACAAGCAACCACCCTATGCGAACGCCGAAGCGTCGCAACTGCAATACAAGTCGCAGTGCCTCGAGCCCCATCTGGCGAGTATCGCGGCGTGCCTGGGCGACGGCCTCGAGCTCCCGCTGTATCTCTCGCTCGAGTTTGACGACACGCTGCTGATCTGGATGGACACGGCGACGCGCACGACCGCGGCCAAGACGGCGATCGCCGCCGGCATGTCGGTCAACGAAGTGCGCGATACCTACTACGGCCTCGGCCCCGTGCCCGGGGGGGAAGTGCCGTACCTGCAGCAGCAGTACATCCCGATCGACCAGGCCGCGGAGGGGCCGGCGCCCGTGGTGGCCCCGCTCCCGCCGGCCGCCGCGGACCCGGTGACGCCATGATCGAGTTCTCGCGCGTCACGCTCCCGCCGCTCTGGACGCTCGCGCAGGCGAAGGCGCATCTGCATCTGACCGACGCCGCCTACGACGCCGACGTCCAGCAGAAACTCGACAGCGCGCAGGAAGCGATCCTCTCGTATCTGAACCTCTGCGCGGATGCGACGTGGACCGCGGTCACCGCGCCGAAGCCCGTCACGCACGCGATCCTGCTGCTCACCGCGTATTACTACAGCGACCGCGGCGACGGCGACGTCGCGGATCCGTGGCCGAAGATCTATGACCTCCTGGCCGCCTATCGCGACCCGACGGTGACGTGATGGCGATCGGGACCTATCAGCAGATCGTCACGCTCGACGAGACCGACGGCGCCGGCGGCGTCCGGCCGCTCGATCCGCCGACGTGGTACGGCGCGCCGATCGCCGAGGGCGGCGGCCTCGTCACGCTGGTCGGGCACTATCACGCCGGGATCACCACGGCGACGCGCGTCCATTTCAAGGGCCGGACGTTTCACGTCGACGGCGTGCTCGATCGCGGCGGTCGCGGGTTCCAAACGCAGATCACCTGCCAGGAAGTGTTCGACGCCGGCGCGGCGGTCCCGGTCGGGCCGTCCTATGCGGATCTCGTGATCGCGGACGGGGCCTCGCACTACTGGCGATTGGATGATACCGGCGGCGTGGCCCTCGATCGCGTCGGCGGCGCCACCGGCACGATCAGCGGCGGGGTCACGAAGGCGCAACCGGGCGCGCTCACCGACGGCAATGCCGCGATGACGTTTGACGGCACGACGGGGAAGATTGTGACGGCGATGGCAGTGACGCTGCCCGTCGCGTATACGTGTGAGGCGTGGCTGCGGTTTACCGCGACGGGGCAACGCGCGGTGTTCTCCAACCGTGATACCGGGGGAACGGTCTTTATCGGCACGTTCGACGGGTACTTGTATTTCTACAATGGCTTAGGCCCCCTGAGCGTCGCGACCTGCCACGACGGCCAGTGGCATCACGTGGTGTGGGTCGTCAGTGGGACGACGTTGACGTACTACCTGGATGGCGCCTTCGATAAATCCGGTCCCATCGTCGCGCCCGTGACGGAGGCGTGTGTCGTCACGCTGGGCCGCGATGGGGGGCTGTTCTGGTCGGGGTCGCTCGACGACGTCGCGATCTATCCCCACGCCCTCACCGCCGCGCAACTCCTCGCGCACTACACCGCCGGGACCACGTAATGGCCAAGCTCGCCGCGGTCAAGTGGGACGGGATGGACACGTTCAAACAGGAATTACAACTACTTACGGCGAATCTCGTGAGTGAGGCCGAGGGCATTTTGATCCAGTCGGCGTTTGATGCGGCCGACGCGCTGCGCGCCGCCTATCCGTACCGCGAGGGCGGCCTCATCCGCGGCGTGACGGTCGAGCCCTCGCGCGGCGTGACGCTCGCCGGCGCCACGGTCAAGAACCTCGCCCCGCACGCCGCGATCTATGAGAACGGCACGACGACGCGCGCGACCCAGGCGGGCTACAACCGCGGCCGGATGCTGGGCACGCCGACCTTCCGGCCGATTACCGCGCGGTATCGGGACGAGGCGCTCACCGCGATCATCGATCGCATCTACGCCCACGGGGCGGCCGACGTCACGGGCGACCCAGACACCGACTAAAGGAGCACAGCATGGCGATCAAGACCGGCAAATTCGGCAAGGTCAGTTGGGATCCGGCGGGCGGCACGGCGCTCGTCGAGATCATCTCGCTCAACGCGTGGACCCTCTCGGAAGAGACCGAGATGGAAGACGTCACGTGCTTCGGCGATACCAACCGCGTCTACGTGCCCGGGATGAAAGACCTCAAGGGTGACGTCGGCGGGTTCTGGAACAGCGCCGACCTCGCGCTGTGGAAGGCGGCCGACGCCGGCACCCCCGGCACGCTGAGCCTCATCGTCAACAATTCGGAGCCCGGGTACAAGTGGCAGGGGCCGGCGTACCTGAACGCGTCGATCGATGCGTCGCTGTCGGCACCGACCGTTAAGGGCACCTGGGCGGCGGCGGCCTCGTGGACCGTGCCCGGGCAGATCGTCGCG